ATCCACCAACGGAATCCGTCTCTTCCAATAAAATTAGTTTTAAGTAAGGATTCTTCTAGCATCAGCTTTCTTTGTTGTTTGTTCCGTATTGACCAAATGTATCTCTAATCAACTTCATAGAGGTATAAGAACCCTCTGTATCAAAGTGATGGCATAGTTCTTTAATCATATATAGACCACTAATATCAGTATCAAATTCTTTCTTTTTATTTACTGTTGTTGCTGGAAATAAACAACGAATAACGTCACCCGCTACTAATTTTGTATTAGAAGGTATAGTAATTGTCATTGTTTGGGTAAACATAATATTGTATCTCATGATTGCCTGAGATTGATACTTAAATGGATCTGCATTTTCTTCAGTTGATACATCTTTTTCAATCGTTCCAATATCAACAACACCAGTAACCATTCTGCTTGGTATGTCTCCAAGAGTTATACTTTCACCCTCCCTAATGAGTGGCATTTTAAATTTTTCACCAAGGTTTTTAGACTTACCTGCATAGTCTTCTAACTTAAATGTACCTTTCTCTGGGTGAGTGAAGGCAAATGTAAGTGGATTGAAATAACTTCTCTGTGTTGAGAATTGTCCCAAACGAAGTTTTTCTAGAAGGTTGTTATTTCTAGTTGTGACATGATTCAAAATTTGAAAATCTTGATCATTTTCTGAATCAGCAATCTCTGTTGAGTTATAGGTTGCTGCAGGTTTTTGTGTGATTAACTTGTCAACTGATCTGAAGTGATATCCTTTTTGTGTTTCGTAGAAAAAGTATCCTGCAGTTCCATCACCACTCACGTCTGGTACACCTTTTGACGCCAACCAAGTTAAAAGTGTGAATGGTTTTTTCATATTACCAATGAAACCATACTTATTTGAAGTTGGATCAATGTCAATATTTTTTGATGATACTAGATATTCTTTAATAATCTTCTCTGCTGATCCTGATATTGGAGAAGACGTTGGAAATTTTATAGGAACTCTAGAAGTTTCATTTGTAATTGCTTCTCTTGAGCAGAGATTTAATACAAATGATTCCTGATTATCACTTTTTATAACGTTGGTAATACTAGAAACATATAATTGTTTTCCGTTCTCAGAAAAATCTAGTCCAGGATTATTATCAGAATTTCCTCTTATCTTGATTGATACTCTCTCACCACCTCTCAATGGCAATCCTTGATAGACGCCCTTTCCATCAATGACGTTACCAGTTGTAGTTATCAGTAATTTTACAGTAATTGTTGGAGAAAAAACGTCTTCATAATATTCTATCGCCTGAACACCAGGTCTTAAGTCTATCGTTCTATTTTTATTTGTACTCGATTCTATAAGAATCTCATCATATTGTGAACTATCTGATGCTGCCATTATACGTTTCCTAGTTCCGTTAAGAGTATAAGATTCATGAATCTATTTAACTCATCACCAGTAGATAATTCTACTGAAGACTTTGAAGGTGGTGGAGGTGGTCCACCACCTTCTCCAACAGATTGTTGTTTACCTGGAGGAAGAGTTGGATCAATCATTGGAACTGGAATATTTTTTGGTTTTCTTGTTGGAGTTAAATTCTCTGCTTGACTTGTTGTAGTTGTTTGTGTGGTTGATTGTGCTGATGATATTTCTGCTGCCGTTGTTGGTTTTGATACGCCTTTAATCTCAGTAGAAGTAAGTCTGATTAAAGCAACATATGGGTCTGCTTGCAGATTTCCTCCATATGACATTTTATTATATCTGGAATCTGCTTCAAGGTGAATATGAGGTCCTGATGATCTTCCTGTGCTACCTGTGATTGTAAATGATGTACCTGCTGGTACTTTTTCTCCTTGTTTGGTTATTAAGTGTCTAGAACTATGTGCAAATCTTAATTGAACTTTTAGAGAAGGAATCCAAACGTCAATAACATGTCCATATCCATAACGTTCATACTTAGTACCAAGTATTTCACAATCAACTCTCAAAGAAACATAAAGACCTGAAGCACAACCAATGTCAATACCACCATGTTGACCATGACTTCTTGGTGCTCCTTGAAGACTAGTAATAACTGCTGGAGCACCAACAATACTACTTACATTCTCACCTTTTCTATAACGTGTACTCTTTTCTATTTTTGGAGCTGGACCAGAACGTAATGTTGGATTTGGTTCTTCCTTAAATTTCTTAAATGCTGCTTCAACTGCTTCTGGTTTAATTGTAGCAACATTTCTATTATGTCCTCTATAATAACTCTGACCCCTTTCGATAGGTTGAACATAACCTTGAGTGGGTGCTAATACCGGAATACCAGCAAACTCCATTGCAAGTCTTCTTGCTGCTTCAATTGGGTTATTAATAATCATATCAGCAGTAATTCCACGCCCTCTGATCAATGCTAATGCAATCTTATCTTGATTCTCTGGGCTAAAAAGATCTTTATTCGGATCTAATCCTGCTGCTTTTGCTTGACGAATTGGACTTGTGAGTTGATATCTTCCAATAGCACCCTTTCCACCTAAAATGCCGACTGCATCATTTGCCTGAGCAATCGTCATACTTGTGAGATTTGGATTACTATCATTGGGAGCAATAGACGTGTACCCACCTTCTGCACTTCCAACAACATCTAGAATAGGTTTGAATCTTCCAGCAGTTGGTGTTGATTCGTCACCTCCACCTCTTACAATGGAATCTCCAGATTCTCCTGTGATAAGTTTCTTTAGGTAAGTGGCGAGGTTAAAATTTTGAAAATCATCAATCATTCTTTGAATATCATTCAATATCTTTTTTGATGAACTTTCTAATTTATTTCTATTTTTTTCTGCCTCTGCTACTGTTCCGTCATCCGTAATTCCAAGTATTCTATTTAAATAAACGTCAAGACTTATACTAAAATCTGAGAAGAATTCACTTACACCGTTAATCCAGTTTTGTAGTATAGATCTTAATTCGCGGATTCTTCCAATTAGTGATTGGACTGATTTAATAATTACTGGGAGATTAGTTAGAATCCATCCTACAAAAATAGTTCCAACAAAGTCCATAACTCTGCCAAGGAATCCCTTTGAGCTTGCAGTTATTCTTCTTGTTGCACTACCAACTATACTACCAATCTTTCCAGACTCAATTACATCTTCTCTTTCTTTTCTTTGAACTGCTTGTCTTCTTGCCTCAAATAATTCAGATTTTTTCAGAATTGATTTACTTTTTTCTCTGTTACCAGAATTTAAGTCTTTTATAATATTAGTAGATGTTGAATTAGCACTTCTCAATCCATCGTTGAAAGACATTAGAGATTTTCTAATGTTCCCTAAGCTATCGCTACTTTTTAGAAGAGATCTTTGTGCTTCTGCCATTATCCTGGGAGTACGTTAAACATGGTTATTGTATTCAACCTGTAAATATTACTTGAATCGCTGGTTGAAAAACTTGGAACATTACCAACTGAACCAGTTGATCCAGTTACAGATTTTGGTGGAGAAGGCTGTCCCCCCTGTCCAGATGGTATCGCTATAGGAATAATGTTAATCGGTTGTTCTGGTGGTGGTTGAGAAACTTTTTTTGCAATGTTATTTGTTTTCTCAACTGGAACAATATTGGAAGGTAATTTTCCAAATTTGCCAATATAATTTTCAGTATCAATAAAGGATTTAACCTCACCAACAGTGAATCCCATTTCAAGGAGTGTCTTATCTCCAGGATTAATTTGTCCAGGACTTAATCCTCTTGAGGGATCACCCTCTAATGGAACTTCTGCAGGTTTAACGTTTGCAGTTTCTGATCCTGGTGCTGCTCCTAATTGAATTTCTCCCTTATGCCCAGGTTCTTTTTCTGATTCTGGATCAATTTTCTTTCCAGAAAGATCCTGCATTGGTTGAACTTTTGGTTGTGAAGCAGGAGAACTTATATTCTTGTTTTCTGTTGAAAAAATACTTTCCCCTTTACGTAGACTATCAAAAAATTCTACTCCACGCTGCTCTACAATATTAGCAGGCATTACATATTCTTTGTTTGACAACCATGCAAGAATCTGATCAATTCCCTCTTTACCATTTACCAAACCACCTTCATTATATCCTTGGGCACCAGGTGGTTTAGATGGATCTAGTGGTGGATTTGCCCCTTGTGGAGGTGGTTGAGTCTGTCCACTAGGTGGTTTGGCTGGATCTGGTGGAGCAGGAGGATCTGGTGCTGGTGGATCAACTGGTGGAAGAAGGCTTCCTCCAGGAAGATTTCTAATAGTATTATTATAAAATTCTATTGCTGTATTCTTAATAATAGTAAGAAAATCTCTTCCTGGTTTTGTAAACAATCCGACTGCAGCAAGTCCTGCAAGTAAAATACCAATTCTTCCAAAAGTTCCACTAAGAATTCTTAGAGCACCATTTGATGCAATAAAAACTCCAACAATAACACCAAGACCTTTTAGTACGTTTAACTTTATTTCATTAAGTTTTTCTGTATTACCTTCTGCTTGTGCATTAATTGCATCAATTGCTTGAGTTGTTAACCAACCACCAATAAGAGTTAAGAAAAATCCACCAAGATTTCCTAATGTAAATTGTGCTTTTGTTGCTAATTTTCGTGCAGGTTCTACAGCAGCATTTTCAATTTTCTTTTCAATTATACTTTCTTGTCCTTGGCGCAATTGTTCTTGTGCCAGTTTTCTTTCTTGTGCCTGTTCTGATTCTTCTTTTCTTCTTTCTAATGCCTGTGAGGTTGCTAAATTTGAACTAATTACTCGCAGAGAATTGTTTAGAGTAACAACCTGCTGATTTAGATTGTTTATACTACTTGCAACTAATCCAAGTTGTAATGAATTCTGATTGAGTAATTTTGTTGTAACTGGATCTGACTGACCGCCAGCAGCTGCCGTAGCACGGGCATCTGCTGCACCCCTACTATAAGCTTCTGCTTCTTCTTTTGAATTAAATAACCCACCTGATGGAGTTGGTTCAGCCATTTTGCTGTGCTTTTAGATTTTCCTCTTCAATATATTGTTGAAGGAAAGATAAGTAAATATCTTTCTCCCAAGGTATCATATTTTCTAATTCCGTCAATGAATATTTATGGTGCTGCATCAAGGCAAAATTAACCCGGAAGTATGACTCAAGGTCAGTATGAGCCATACTTACGCGAAAAAACTTGCAAGTCCCTCAAGAACAACGTCACTTTCAACTTCAGTGTTTGGATTCTTAATTGTAATTGTGTGTGAAAGTTTGGGCATTGTTGTGAAGAATTTCTCAATTTCTTTGAACTGTTTAGAATTCAACTGCTCAACAAATTCACGAAGTTCTTTTTTGGTGCAGTCCTTTGCAGACCAAGATTCTTCTTCACTATAAATTTGCTCAATAGAAGACATAATCACGTTGAATGTTTCTTCAAGATTTACATCACTAATAGAGAAGTTATTCTTTACGAATTCTTCCATTGAAGGATACTTCATTCTCAAAGTCAGATTATCGTCAAGTTTGATATCTTTAGAATGATCCTCGTCAATCAGAACTTGAATTTCGTCAAGATTAATTGTTACAGGAACCTTTGTTGTTCCATCGTCTGGGCAGGTTACTAAAACTTCAACCTCTTCTCCAACAGACTTTCCACGGATATTGAGGAACAAATATTCAATGTCGAAAGTTGATAATTCACTAACTTTCACACCTCTACTAAGAATACATGACGAGATAACATCTTGCACAGCATTGGCAATCTGAGACAAATCTTCTGTCTCCATAGCAATGATTAAGACTTTCTCTTCTCTGACTAGAAATGGTCTATACTTAATCTTCTTTCCAGTCGAAGGAATTACCAACTCATAAGTTGGCGTATTAATTTTTGGTAAAGGCATTACAATCCTTACAAATCAGTTAAAATTATTTAGTGACCCATTTTAAGGGTATTATATTTTACGGGATTGACTGATAGTAGACTGAGTAACTGTGGTTGAATTTAATATAGTACTGCTACCTTTACCAAAATAATCAGTACCAGTAAGTTTTACAGCTGCTCCATTATCTAACTTATTAGAAAGATCTGCAGTCTTACCACCAGCATAGGTAAGATTTGCATTGTTTCTCTGTAAAACGTCTGCTCCAGTTCCAGTTCCAGAAGGACTAGGATCCTTGTTTCCATTAATGTTTAGGAATTGTGCCAAAGAGCTTGATTGACCAGAAACATATCTTTCATATTGGAATGTTGCTGATATTTTTAGTACATTGGATCCATCATAAGAAACTGTGGTGGAATCTAATGATATTGGATATAGTCCGAAGAATCTATATTCAATATATTTTTTGTGGTCCTTTTCAAATTTTGTAATTCTAGTTTGGTCACATTTGTATTGATCTGGATATTGCATTCTGTAATAATATCCAGGAGTTAAATTACTTACGGCATCTGGACCAAATTCAGTACCACTGGACATAAACTCCATCCAGTGCTCAATAAACTTTAGTGCTCTATAACTATTGTCACAGTAGAACTCCAAACTCATTGGTGTAAAAGTTCTTGTGTGTGCAAATTTCTCTAAAACGCCCATGTAATTGCCAACAACATCTGCTGTAGCAAATCCACTACCAGGAAGAATTGCTTTGCTGCATAGCAGACCTATTGTTTCACTAACATATCTGGAATCAATGCCCCTTTCTGCCAAGTATCTTCTTAAGTTCCCTGGAAGACCAGCAAACTCAACCATATAATGGGAAGTTAGCGCGACGTTCCCTATAACTGATTTAAGTTCAGATATCTTTTTTGGTAATGGTCTAGGCACTCTAAATATCTTATAAGTGATTGTTTAGTTATTTAGATGTCATATAAGGGAAAATACAAACCTTCATATCCTCAAAAATACAA